ATATGATGAGTTCCAATGGGAGGAGCAAAGACATTTTCTCGGGCTCTGGATGACACGCCTGATGCGCGCTTATGGGCATATGGAAGACATTCCAACTGTCCTTGCGCAACTCAGTATGTCAAAAAGAGCTTTGCCTTTACCATCTGCCAGAGTTAGGGAAGACTCTCTGCGTAAACACAGGGTCGACCTTACCTCTGGGTTCGTGACTAACCCCGAAGATATCGACCGTATCCGGGAATTCGGAGCCCGGTTTGCGGACGATTTCTTAAAAGGGTTTATCACGCACCCGCCAAACCTCGATGTTAATCTGGGCACTTCTGCGTGCTTCGAGAAAACAAGAAGGGATGGTGGACAGATGGCATGGGCCCGAGATACCCTGTTCTCAGACCTTGAGTTCCCTGACGCTGTCCGTCCTGAAGGAGTACTCCTTCAGGAGTGGACGGATTGCGTTGGTGGGCTCAAGGTCATCCATGCGGCTATGGCTGACGTCTCACGTGACGACTTCCAACTCCACTCTAAAGTGGAGGTGGTTGAAGAACGCGGGATGAAAGCTAGGATTGTGACTAAATCACAGGCTAGTGTCCTAGTACTGGGACATCTAGCTCGGCAGCGTCTCATTCGGGGACTCAGGAGAGTTCCAGAATGCGCAGGCATCCTCAGAGGGGCCAGCGGGGACGAACTAATCGCTCGTCTCAGAGGCTGTTCAGGGAATGTGATCTCAAGCGACCTTCGGGCCGCTTCTGACCTTATCCCCCTTGATTTAGCCGCAGCTCTAGTCGACGGATTAATTTCCTCTGGAAAATTTTCCGACGCCGAGCAGCTTGGTCTCCAACTGTGTATTTCCCCGCACCAGCTTCACTACGAGAAGGATGACCAGGAGGTCACCCAGACTCGTGGTTTGCTGATGGGATTACCAACCACGTGGATCCTCTTGTCTCTTATTCACCTTTATTGGTGGCGAGAGGCTCAGAGGTCACACCCTCCTACTTGTCTCGAAGACCGGGCTAAGGCAGTAATCTGTGGTGATGATTTAGCTGCAGTAGCCAAGCCCGCGATTTTGGACGAGTACGAGAGTCGCATGCGAGCATGCGGTGGCGAGTTATCCGCCGGGAAACACTGTCGGAGTGAGTACAGGGGCGTCTTTGTTGAAAGACTCATAGAGTTTGATCATGAGCAGACGATGCTATTCTGTACTAGACGCCCCGTCTGGCACAGAACCTCCAAAAGGAGGCGTCAGCTCATGATCAAACCGGAATACAATCAGCTCCCCGCTCTCGTTAGTCCCCGCCTGATTAGCGTGGTGCCAATCAAGGGTTTCTTCGAGAGTGGGCTGCAGCAGCCTATGCGTAAGGGCACCACCGCGCTTCCCGATTGGGTCGTTGCGGGTGAGGTGTCCGAATCGCTTAGGCTTGACGGTATTCCGGCATATCAGAACTTTGTGTTGTGCCGTACCGCCTTCCCAAGGGCGGTCAAGCAGCTTAACGACCATAGAATCCCTCCATACCTCCCAAGGTTCCTTGGGGGGGGTGGACTGGTTCCCCGGTCGGGAGAAGACGCGAAAGTGAAACGGTTTGCCAGTAACGGCTACCGCAAAGCTCTCACGTCCCTCCTAACAGATGGTTCGCCTGATCGCGATCCTCAGTTATTAAGCCGCATTTGGCTTAGTACAAAGGAAAGATATGCTTCATGGGTCTCTCAGGAGGTGGATGGATTCCTCAAGACGATTGATCACCATCTTGGAGAGTCCCCTCCTGAGGATGCGGGGGTCTGGTTTGACTGCGGCACCGATTTCCTAGAGAAAGCTCTTTCTCGAATGAATCAACGCACTCAGTTAGCCTTTCCCTCCATTCCTCAAGAGGTTCGACTGGGGTCAGTACAGGAGTC